ATTAGACGCTTGTGTTGAAGCTGTTGTAGCAGAAGTCGCTGCGGCAGTAGCTGAATTAGCTGCTGCTGTTGCAGATGATGCTGCGTTAGTTGCTGAAGTTGTTGCACTAGCTGCATCTACAATTAAGTCGTATTTAGCAGAGTTTGTATTAGTTGTTAAAGGTTGTGAACCTGATGAAGTATGTGCTGTGTTTACTATAAAAATATTGTTTGTTGATGTATCTTTGACTAAATCTCTTACTACATAAGCTGTGCCACTAGACCAATTACCTTTGAACGTACCAAGTTCTTGAGTAACTGAAAGTTCACCAGAGGAATCAAAAGATAAAACTTTATTTGCACGATCAGTAGCAGAGGTTGTAAACTCTGTAGATGTCATAGTATTAGTTCTTGATAATTTAATTGCTCTATCTAACTCTTCTTGAACCTGTTGAGTTGTCATAGTTGCACGATCCAAACCCTCTTCGTGTGATTCCGCAGGGAATGGATCATTGGCAATATAATCTATTGCCTGTGTTTGCGGAACAGCTCTTCTGATTACAACTGTTTCACCAGATGCTGGAGTGTTTCCAGTAGTGAATGTTACATTACCACCTGAAGCATCTCCTACGCCAGATACTGTATAATGAGTTGTCAAAGTTTTGACAGTTTCAGTTCCTGTAGATGATCTAATTATTACCTGTAAATCTGTGTTCGCAAATATCTTAAATGTGTAGGCAAAAGCTGTTGTGCTACCATTACCTGAATATGAATTTTTTACTGTAGTTGAAGATATTGTCATATTAGTTTCTCTATATTACTATTCTTTCCTTTGTTCAATATCATTATTAGGTTCATAATACAATATTTTAAGAGCTTCTTTAGCCATTTTAATCATCATAAAAACCATATCATCTATGATCTGTTGTTTCTGATCTGGGTCTGCATCTTTCATATTAAATGCTTTTCTAACATATTCATTGTGTTGATCTATGATAGTTTTATATCTTTCTAAAACAGCTATGTTTTCATCTACTAACTTTTTTCTTTTAGCGAGTTTAGCTGCTTCTTTGAAGTTTCCATCTTTTTTTAGTTTTTCAATAGTTGGTTTATACTTTTTGTATTTATTATACTCATCATAAAAATCAGTAATAAACTCTGATTGCATACTAGGATCTCTTAAATTAAATGCTCTTAATCCTGGTATTTTTGTTAAAGAATCTGTAGGTCTTATAGGATCATCTATTATACCAGTTTCAATCAATGCTTTATCTAATCCCATCATAAAATAATTACCTAATCCACCTGTCCAACCTCTTATGTAATTATCAATAACTATAGGTGATGGAGCATTGTGATCTCCAATAATAGCAGCTAAAGTTCTTGATAATAGTTTAGATGTTTCAGTTGTATATGGATTAAATTGATATGGTCCTAATAGTTGTCTATCCATATAATCTGGAACTAATGGTCTATCTTTGAATATACTATAGTTAGTTGCTTGTTCTACAGGTGGAACTAATATTGTTGGTAAAGGATTTAAGTTTCTTAATTGTGTACCAACAAATTCTGAAGTAAATCTTGCTAAATCATTTTTTGCATTAGCATCATTGCCTTCCCAATAATCTAAAAATTGTTCCATTCCTGTACCAAAAACTACACCAAGATCAAAAGGTTTTGGTATTCTATAAGGTGTATCTCCTATAACAACCACCCAATAATTATCTTTTACCCATTGTGGTTGTCTTTGATAAATTTCATTATCTCTATTAGCATACCAAAAATACATTGAAGGCATTATTATTCCAGCAGTTATTGCAGCAATAACTCTACCTGGTCTTTGAGTAAAACCATCATAAATTTTTACATAACCTTGAACTCTTGCATTATAGAAAGCAGATACTGCATTAACACCTTTCATATATGCACCCATTTTTGCATAGTCTATCGTAATATCTCTTGATTCAAATCCAGCTCTTTCAATTTGCTCTCTACCTTTTAATCCTTCTTTACCTGCTTTTTTATAAGCTCTTTGAAATTCACCTATTCTAGTTATGTTCTCACCAATTTCTGATAATGTTCGTAATACTTCAATAGGATTAAAAACTTTATTTCTTACTTGTTGTCCATTCAACATTTCAAATGCACCTTTATCTCTAACCATTCTATCTAAAGAAACCAATGTTGATTGCATACCACCTGATTTTTCCCACATCTCCATCATTTTTTTAGCTCTTTTACTCATGCCTGTTTTACCAAGAAACATTGTTAAAGCTCCTTCAAATGAACTCCAAACAGGTATAAATCCACTTTTACTAAATACAGGTGCAAGAACTGTGTCTCTACCAATATTTGAAAATACGAAATCTGGTGATGTAGTTGCACCTGCACGAAGAAGTCTAGCAGGAGTACCAATAGCTCTTACAATTACACCTATTTCTTGAGGATTAAATTCTGACAAAGCGTCAGCTAATTCTTTACCAACATCCCAAACTTCAAACTTACCATTACGATATACTGTAACTGAAGAACCATCTGGTTTTACAAATGATTTTCTAAATACTTTAAAATTTTCAATAGCAACATCATTAATTGCAGATGGATCATCTAATACTTTTTCTAATTCTTTTCTTTCTAACTTTGTTTGTTTTGTTTCTATTTTTTTATTAATATCAGGAAATGAGGATTTATTTTTTTCTACAAAATCAAAAAATTTAATTAAAGCATTGTTTCTTTCAGCAAGTTTTACAATTTTAAAAGTATTAGAATATATAGTTTCAATAGGATCAAAAACAGGTTGTTGTCCTCCTTTTACTCTTTTAAAAGGATTTGATACACCACCATAAGGAGATGGTTTTTCTCCTGCAACACTTTCCATAACTCTTGCAAAAGGTATATAACTTTTATTAGCTTCAACCATTGCGTCAAACGCTTGTTTATCTATTAATTTTAAATCTCTAGCGTACTCAAGTAAATCTCTTTGATACTTATCAATTTCTTTTGCGATAGGATCATATTTATTTTTTAATGTAGAAATTGTATCTTTAGCAGCTTGTAAATCAAAACCATGTTCAAAACCTCTTTTTTGATATTCTAAAACTCTTCTTGAAATAAGATAAGCATTAAGCTCTGCATATTGTTTTTTTAAACCTTTTTCATTTAATTTTTTATTACCTTCAAATTTTAATGGTTCTAATACTTGTTTTAAAGATTTACCTTTATTTTCTAATCGTACTGTTTGAGTTGCTCTATCAATAAAAGTACCAGCTCTATTAGTCATACCAACTAATATTCTAAATTGTTCATAAACATTTAATTGACCTCTAGTATTTTTAGTATCTTCAACTCTTCTAACCATTCTTAAAACAGGATGTAATCTGTCTATAAATAATCTTGTTAAAGTATCTTTAACATTCTGTACATCTTTTGGTTTTTCAAATTTAGTTTTAGATAATATTAATTTAACTGAATCTTTAAAATCAAGACCCTCTAAAAATTTTTCATCAAGTTTTATTTTTTTACCTGTAAGATCCTCTACTGTTCTTTTAATAGCTCTTGGTATTTCTAAATTTTTACTTGCTAAATCTTGCTTGACAGATTTATCTAATTTATAATCCGCAGCTAAATCTACTGCATCACGATTAGTTTTTTTAATTATGTTAGGAACTTTTCTTGCTCCTCTTTCACCTAAACCAAATGCACCAAATAAAATTACAGAATCTATTAATTGATCTTTACTTGGCAATTCTCTTTCTATAATTGCACCTGATCCTTCAAAACCTGCAACTCTTCCTATTAGTTGTGGCAAAAATTTATTACTTAATCCACCAAGTTTAGCAGCAGCAGTAAGTTGCACACCTTCTTTTAATCCTGCTTTTATTCCTTCGTTTCTAAATATTTCCCAAAAATTATTCCAATTTGCAACTTGACCTTTTTCTCTCATAGTCATGTAAGTTTCTCTTATTGCACCAACAGTTAAACCAGAAGTAAAAATACTAGCGTTAGGTGAACGAGTGGCAAATAAAGTTAAACCACCTGTGGTTAAATATAAAGGTAAGTCTTTTACAATCCTTGAAGCATTAGTTAAATTTCTTTCAAGAAAACCTGTGTCTTGAAAATCAACATTAAAATATTTACCATCTTCTTTTGTACCATCAATGTTTGGTATTCCATGAGCTTCTTGTATTAAATCAACAACTCCTGTATTCCAACCAGCTTTTATTCTTTCTGTAACATTATCTAATTTTTTACCTACAGCAGCTTCTAATAAAGATGAGTCATCTGGATTTTCTTTTTGTATAGTTTCTATCTCATCATAATCTGCAATTCTTGAATAACCTATATCTTCTTCGTAAATTCTTTCTATTGCTTTTGTATCAACAGGTTCAAAACCAAAATCTTTTGCTATTTCCTCACCAGTAAAACCACCTTTTTTTAATTGTTCTACTTTTTCTTGTTTCCAATTATCTATTTCAACTTGACTAAAACCACCTTTTTCAAGTTGTTGAACTTGTGTTTGTAAATCTGCCATTATTATTCACTTATTCTTTTTAAATATTCTGAAGGAGTTTCACCTGGTAATCTTTTTATAGATTCATCAACTTCTTCTTTTTCAATATTATCCATCATATTTTTAAATATTTTATTTTTATCTGATTGATATTGTATAAAATCTTTACCAATAAAATTTCTATTTTTATAATCTAATAATTCTAATGGTGATTTACCTTCACCAATACCTTTAATATATAATGAATACATATCATCTCTAAATCTTTTAAGATCATTATTATAACTTGTAGGATCAAGTATCTTAATAACTTCTGTACTAATTAAATTTTTAGTTTCATCTATAAAACTATGAAATGGTGCAAAAGTTTTTTTAAATTGTTTTGGATTTTCATTTTGTTGTTTTAGTATATCTGAGTAATATTTTAAATCATCAAGATCAGTTTCCTCGCCATATCTTTGTAAAATAGATTTAGGTTCTGTTTCTCCTGGTAATGTAAACTTGTCAGAAACTAAATTAATTTTATCAGTTGCAATTAACGCAGATATAGCATTATTGGAATCAAAGTTTGAAGGCACATTTATTTTTTGTTCAGCATTAGATATAATTTTAGTATTTAAGTCTGTCATTTGTGTAAGTGCTTCTGGATTATTTTTAAAAACTTCTTGAATAAAGTTTTGATTAATGCCTGTTGCAACACCTGCTTCTGTTAATGCTTTTTGATAATTATCTGCTGATTCTAATTTTGTAGCAGCATCTGCTGCTTGAACTTCAAATAATAATTCATTTCTTTTTTCTCTAGCTTTTTTAGTAGCAAAAGTTCTAAACTCTTTTTTTTCTATGTCTGTTAATGAATTATAAATATTTTGTAAGTTTTCATCACCTGCAAAATTACCACTAATAGTTTCTTGAGTTATTTGTTTTAATGCATTTGGTGGAACATCACCTATACCAACTAAAGATATAGCATTAGT